TGGTCATTCCTCCCTGTCCTGCGAGTCACGGATCGAGCGAAGATCGTGGACGACTTCACGCGCTCCGACGTTGATGAGGGTCTGATTCACATCGACGGCACCCTCGACCCTCTTGACGAGGGCGCCATCGTACTGCCGCTCCATCCAGGCGAGCAGGGTCTTGCCCCGCTCGCTCTGGAGGAGCGTCTTGATCTCTGCCCGCTCCCGCTTGTCCCGCTCGCCTTCCTCGGTGAGCTTCGGGAGCTTCTCCCTGTCCTTCGCCATGCGATCACCTCGTTACTGGATTCCGGCCGCCGCCACTCGGCCGCTCGGAGCGAGCGGGGGCTTCGGCGGGAGCGACGGGTACACCGCGCCCTGCACCGGGCCCGCGGCCTGCGCCGCCGCGTTGTCCTTCGCCGCCTTGGCCTCGTTCGCCTGCGCCTGCGAGGCCACGGCCCTCTGCTCCATCGAGTCGATCTCCTTCATGCGCGCCTCCATCTCCTGCTCGGTGGGCATGAGGTCGGCCGGGATGCCGAGGCGCTCTCGCAGGTACTCCGCGATCTTCTTCGGCGCGATGGCGGCGCGGATGCGCGGGTCGAACTGCGCCATGCCGTAGATCATCGAGACCCACCGCTCGACCGCGGCCACCTCGTCCGTGCGCTGCGAACGCGCGAGCGGGCCCTGGTACTCGATGTTCATCGCCCCGCCGGCCTTCTCGACCACCTTGGGCATCTCGGGCAGACGCCCGGCGCGCATGAGGATCGAGATGCAGGCGCGGATGATCGCGCCGAGGAATTGCTGGATGAAGGTGAGGGTCTTGCCGAGGAGCCGGTTCATGATCTCGTAGCGAACCTGCACCTCCATCGCGGTCATCGCGGGCGACTCCTTGAGTTGGAGGTCGTCCGTGCGGAAGATCTGGCGGATCTGCGCGAAGAGCATCTCGATGATCTTGTCCGCCACCACGAAGTTCGCGCGGCCAGGGATCTCCTTGATGTCGTCCACGTCGCGCACGAGGGTGTGGCGACCGGGGCGGTGGTCGAGTTCCGTGAGCATGTTGCGGTTCGTGCCGATGGTGGGCGGATCGAGCGCCTTCTCGCCGGCCTTGAGGTAGTCCTCCAGCCATGCGTTGACGAACTCGACCGTGGGGAGGGCGATGTTGCCCGGCCCGTAGCCGACGAGCCCGTTGCCCTTGCGGCTCCAGCGGAGCAGGTGGATCGGCTTCTCGTAGTAGCCGCCCTCGGCCTTGCCGTCCATCTCGCGCACGAACACCTCGCCGGTGTCCTCGCGCCACCACAACGAGCCCCACGGCCGGTTCTCGGGCGCGGCCGGGTAGACCATCTTCTTCCGCTTGATGATCTTCTCGCGCGGGAAGATGCAATGGACGATCTTCACCGGGTCGCGGTTCGCCTTCTCCACGCGCAGGGTGATGTCCTCGAACTTCTTGTAGCCCTTGGCCTCGCAGAAGTCGTCGATCTGCGACGGCTCCCACTCGAACTCGTGCCAGAAGGTCTTGATCTCCCCGCGCCGGTCCTGCTCCCACCGCGCCTCGTTGGTGGGGATGGCGGTGAAGTCGATGGTCTCCAGTTCCGTCTCCGCGAGATCCTCGTACACCGGCTCGACCGCCATGAGAGCGTTGCCAGGGCCGGTGGCCTCGTGGCAGGCCGAGGCCATCTCCAGGTAGAAATCGGAGGCGCCGAGGGTGTTCCATACCTCGTCGATCACCTCGTCCCGGTACTTGGCCGCCTCGGGGTTCTTGTTGAGATTGTTGCGCTTGCGGTAGGCACCCTGGAACCACCGCACCGACTGCGGCACGAGCGAGCCGTGGATCGAGGCCGAGAGCTTCTCGCGCCCGTCGATGGCGGTGAAGTCGAACACGTCCGTGCGGACGCCCGCATCGTCATCCACCGGGCCCATGAAGTGCTCGATCCGCTCGCGCACCGCTCGGTAGTCGGTGAACTTCGTCTCGGAGGCGAGGAATCGCCGCCGAAGGGACTTGTGCCGGTTGCTCTGCGCCATCGTGATCGCCATTGCTCTACCTCCGCGAAGTGGACCGTCTGATCGAAACCGTCACCCGCGGCCCGTCCTCCGCGGCTCCCCGCTCTGTCGAACGGTGAATCCTCACCGACTGTACCCTTTCGGGGTCGTCAACGCCACCATCCAGTACGCGACGATCCCGGCCAAGGCCGACTACGAGGTATTGCGCGGCCTCCGCGACGTGCGACCACTCGTTCTTGTCGGGGTGATCGTGGAACTGCTCGTCGCCCGTCACCTTCTTGCGCTTGAGGCAGTAGGCCCCCGCGCACGCCTTGATGAGCGTCTTGCAGCGGGGGTGGATGAGGATCTCGGGCTCGCCCGTCATCGTGAGCGTGCCGAGGCAGAGCCCGAAGGCGTCGCGCCGGATCGTCCACTCGTTCGTAGGCGCCGGGCTCGTGGGCAGGCCGCACCCGTTCACCACCGAGATCGGAGTCTTCTCCTCGTCGGTGGGCGAGGCCGCCATGCCTGCGGGATCGCCCCACCCTTCGAGGCGAGCGCCGGGGAACTCCCGCTTGGCGAGCTTGGCCGCCTCGGTGCCGAAGTTGAGGGCGCCCATCCGCTCCGAGACGAACTCGTGCGAGATGCGGATCTGTCCATCGGGCATGACGTGGGCGAAGACGATGGCAGGCGTGAGCCCGTAGTCCTGCCCGTGGAAGATCACCTTGACCTTCTTCGGCACCTCGAACTCTGCGACGTGGATGCGCTGATTGAAGTTGTCGTAGATCGGCCTGCCGTCCACCGCGAACACGTACTTGTTGTGGATGTAGCAGTCGATCCATGACTGCCGCTTGCCGCGCATCATCCGCAGGTAGTAGCACCGGCAGGGCTTCTCGTGCTCACCGGCCGCGAGCCGCTCGTCCTGCTCGCGCCGCGCCTCCTTCATCACCTGCGGATCACGGATGTTGAGTTCGTCCCCGAGGCGCACCGCCGCTGCCGCGAGCGCCTGCTCGTCGGGGTCGAAGCATCGGTCGAGGTGCTCGCGGTTCTCCGCGTTGGCCTCCAGCCCGCCCGGTTGCTCGAAGATGCGGTGGCCTTCGAGGGGGAGGCCGGTCTCGGGATCCGGCTCCTTGAAGAGCTTGTACAGGTAGTGATCGGTGTCGAAGGCGTTCGAGTCACCAAACACGCCCGTCCAGTAGCGCGGCACGTCCTCCTTGCGCGGGTAGCGGCCCACTCGCGTCTGCGCCGCGTCGTGGATGGCCTTGTTGATCTCGCGCCACTCGTTGAAGTAGATCCAGGTGAGTTCGAGCGAGAGCAGGTTCCGCACGTCGTCCGCGTCGTCGAGGGCGCGGAAGAGCACCTCGCAGTAGACGCGCGTGCCGTCCCCGAGCGGGAAGTCGATCACGAACATCTTCTCGGAGAGCTTCCAGTAGCCGAGGTGCTCGGGGATCCATTCGCGCCACGTCTTCATCGTGGTGTCGCGAAGCTGCGGGAGCGTGTTGCGCACGATGGCCCCGCGGCTCTTGCGCACCCGCTCCCTGCACTCGCAAGGCTGGCCTTGCTTGTACGCCTCGCAGCAAGGCGAGGGCGGCATCTCCATCGCGCGCCGGAGGCCCTCCATGCAGCACCCAGAGGATTTGCCCGAGCCCACCGGCCCGACGATGAGCCGCACGAACTCGTCGCAGCCGAGGAAGTCCCCGACCACGGGCGGCGCATCGAAGTTGATGTTGATCTCAGGCATCCTTGGCCTTGAACGGGTTGAATGTCTCGACCGCGACGGGCGGGTGCCCCGAGCCGAAGACCCACAGGTAGATCGGCGCACCGGCCGCGATGGCGGCGCGCTCCTCGGGCGTGGGTGTCCACATCGAGATGAACGCCTCGCCCGTGCGGTGAACGTGGAGATCACCGCACTCGGCCTCGGTCATGCCCTCGGGGCGGCGCAGGACCGCGTTGGCCTCGGGGAACGCGCTCGGGGTCACCGCGGCACCACGATGAGCTTCGAGTTCGCCATCGCGTGGTCGATCACGCGGAGGGCCTCGGCCTGCACCTCCTTGGCGATCTCGACCATGAGGTCCGCGTTGAAGCGGGCGATGGAGCCGGGCTCGACCTTCTCGGCCTCCTCGACGAGGCCCGGGATGGTCTGCGCGAGCATCTCCGCGAGCGTGCCCTGGAGGATGACGAGCGCCTCGATCTTCTTGAGGTGGCTCGTCTCGGCCTTGGCGCAGAGCCCGCCGATGAAGGCGAGCCGCTTCTCGTCGCGCGAGAGCGCGGCCTGGAGGCGGTTGGCCTCGTCGATGACCGCGCCCGAGATCTCCACGGGCTTGCCGTCCACGGTAGGCGGCTTGTGCGGACACACCTCGATCCGCTTGCCCTCGAACTCAGCCGTGCGCTTCTCGGGGCAGGGCCCGCAGCCCTCGCCCGCGCCCTGCATCCCGCAGTCGTTGCAGCACATAGATCTACCCCTGTCCCTTCTTGATGCCGTTGATCGACACGGAGATGCGGAGCGGCCCGCCATCGGTGCCGCCCACCTCCACCTTGTCGGTGAACATCTTCTTCCACTTGCCGAGAAGCTCCGCGGCGCCTCGCTTGTCCACGAGTTTGATCTTCTTGAGGTGGCCGATGCACTCGCGCTCTCCGCGCGGACCATCCCAGATCTCTTCGACTTCGATGCTCGCGATGGCGCGACGAGCGTGCGGCGGAATCTCGGAGAGCGGCTTGAGGTCCCCATCCTCCTGGAAGATGTCGAGGAGATCCACCTCTGCGAAGTCTCGGAGCAGGTTCTCGACGTGCGCCACGGTGAGCTTGTTCTGCGCCCGCCGCTCTGCGAGCCTGCGGTCGATCTCGGCTCGCACGTCAGCCTTGATCAACATCCGCCACCCCTCGGTCCTCGCGGAGTTGTCCTTGATCTTCGGGCTCACCTTACGGATCGCTTCCGTGGCGTTGCACCCGTTGATCAAGTATTCGTCGATGAACGAAATCTCTTTGTCTGTCAAAGCCATCGGAGCGATCTTATACCCGTTTGGGATGCGTGCAACCACCGGAACTGCGCCTGCGCCAGCCGTCTCACCCCGTCTCACCCTGTCTCAGAGGGGGTGAGACACCTAAAGCTTAACGATCACCGACGCTTAACTACGCTGTCTCACCCGTCTCACCCAAATCGAGCCCAACCTTCTCTGGAACCCGACACCTCCTCTCGATCACCTATCCCCCTTCGTTACCTATGATTTGGGTGAGACGGGTGAGACAGTAGAAGGAAACCGTTGGGAGAGAAGGCGAAAAGTGTCTCACCCCAGGGTGAGACGGGGGTGAGACGGGTGAGACAGCAAATCAACGTAACTCCTTGGAATCGTTGATGGTGATCTCCGAAATCGGCTTTCCGCGAGGCCCATTTTTCGACTCGGATTTCTTGACCGCGGTCATTCTCGGATCGAACCGCGCCTTCGAGGGGCAGGCCGGATTTTGACACACGTCAAAAGTGTACCTCTCCGAACCCCTCACCTCGACGAGCCGGGCGACGAGCCCGAGCCCTCGGCAAGGGCACTCAGAACGCACGAGGATGCCCCAGGAGAAGAGCGCCGCCCGACCCCGCCACGATGCCGCCGCCCGCCGAATCGCGCCGCTCATGCCCGGCCTCCCCATTGAGCCGCCATCGCCTGCGCGAGCCCGAAGTACGTTCGAGACCTCTCCCGCCACCGATTCGGCCCCGGCGCCATCCGGTGGACGCGCGGCTCCCTCCCGGAGACCACCTTCGTCGGAACGAGCGGCGGCATGTTCTTGAGCCAGAGGCAGGTGGCCTTGGTCTCCCCGTGCCCGAACATCCACGGCTGCACGATTTGGTCGGGCTTGCGGATTCGGGTCGAGATCACCGACACCGGGTTCTCGATGGCGATGCGCGGAACCGGGGCATCCATGAGGGCGCGCACGAAATCGAGGGCCTCGGCCTGCTCCTTCTGCTTCCTCCAGAAGTGCCGGCTCCCGCTCACGGCCAGATGCGTGCATGGCGGATGTCCGATGAGGAGATCCCACCCGAGGTCGAGGATGTCGAGCACATCCCCCTGGTAGTGAGGCCCCGGCATCTCGGACGGCAGGAGATCACAGGACCACGCGGTATGCCCGAGCGCGCGGAAGGCGTCGCGCACCACCCCGGAGAACTCGCAGGCGACGAGGACCCTCACGCCACGCCCTCCTCCGGCTCACCGGCCGGTGCCCCCGTTCGCATCTCCAGCACCTTCCCCGGCACCGTGGGCTTCCACGAGTCGTGGACCCACGGCCGGAGCTTCCTCCCGTCGATGCGCCGCTCCCTGCCCGAGCGGAGCCCGTTCTTGTGGCAGATCTCCATGAGGTGGTTCATCTGCGAGGCGCCGATGATGATGCCGGCCGCGCCCTCCACCTGCGCCTTGATCTGCGCGAGGGTGGTGTAGCCGCGCTCGATGTTCTCCTTGTCGGAGATCACCACGTCCACCGCGGCGTCGAGCGGGTCCTCCTGGACTGCGGAGCCCTGCCGCTCGACGAGGGCCTCGGGCTCCTCGCCCTTGTCCCACCACCACGCGGTCCCCGCCTCGTACCACGTCACCGCCTCCGCGAGGAGTTGGTCGAGGTTCGCCTTGATCCACTCGATGTCGATGACGCCTTTCGCGTTCACCGGCCAGATGCGCCGGAGCCCGTCTTGATCCGAGCGAAGGAACGCGAAGTCGTTCACCGTCATCACGTAGACGAAGCCGCGCGGCCGACGCTCGACACCGCGCCCCCACGGCCGGCGGAACTGCTCGTCGAGCTTCGTGATGTCCCGCTTGAGTTCGTGGCGGTCGGCCTTGCGCGCGGCCACGCCCTCACCGAGTTCGACGATCCGCATCCCCTCCCGAAGCATCGCGCTCTCTCGGTCGGAGCCGAAGCCCGGCGAGTCGGAGAAGCGATCCATGCTACCGGCCATCACCCGGCAGAACTTGGTCTTGAACCCGCCGCCCACCCGCTCGCGCAGGACGAGCACCGTGTCCATCTGGCACCCGGGCTCGATGCCGCGCGCCACATAGGCCACGAGCCACTTCTTGAGGATCTCGTAGTCCACCGGCTCGGGCTCCTCGACGAGCGCCTCGACGAATCGCTTGAGCCGCTTCTTCGAGTCCCACACGAGCCCTCGGAGTTGATCCTCGATAGGATTCCAGGGCCGGGCCTTGGCCGCCGCCGCGAGCGCCTCCTCGAACGCCTCCCGCTTGAACTCGCTCGACCACTTGAGGAAGTCCACGATCCACGCGGACATCGTGATCAACTGCTCGCTCTCCACGTTCTGCTTGTCGAGGGTGACGCGCCCGTCGAAGGTGTTGTAGCCGAGGCGGTTGATCCACTCGGGATGCTTCTTGAAGGCGTTGAGGACGTTGAGGGCGAGCCATTTGGCCTTGGCGCCGTCCTCGGTCATCTCCACCACGATGTCGCAGTCCTTCCAGCCCGCGCTCTGGATCGCCTTGTCCTTCTCGTGCTTCTCCTTCGAGGTGGCGGCCCGCTGGAGATCATCCCAGACGAACGCCTTGGCCTTCTCGGTCTTCCCCTCGCGGTGCTCCAGGGCCACGCCCCACGAGCCCTCGGCCGAGATGAGGACTTGGTACGCCTGCGCGGGCTTGAGCCCGAGCTTGAGGAGCGACTGCTCGACCGCGAAGAGATGCTCCGAGGCCGACGAGTACCGATCCCCGAGCGCGCCGGTGTCGAGGAACTGCTTGTGGTCTTTCGAGAGCCGCTTGATGACCTTCGGGTAGAGATCCTTCCAGTCATCGCGGCGCGAAAGCTCGGGCACCGGCTCCGCGGTCGCCTCGGCCTTCGCCGCCTCGGGCTGCGCGCCCTCCTTCCACTTCGAGGCGTGCTTGCCGAGCCAGATGACCGCCTCGTCCGGGAGCGGATCGAACGGCCCGCCCACCTCGGAGAACTCGGGCAGGATCGCGCCGGTGAAGCAGAGGTAGCGCGGGCTCTCGCCGGTGTAGCACTCGACGCCCGTGTCCTTGTTCGTGAAGTCGTGGAAGGGGGTAGGCGTCTCGGCCGCGAAGACCCGCAAGCCCTTGCCCGAGGGAGAGATCTCGACGTGGCACTTGGTCTTGTGCGCTTCGAGGATGGCGAGGAACTGCGTGGCGGTCGGCCCGCGCTCCCCAAGATCTCCGATGCAGTTGTCGATGTCCACCCCAATGACACCGGGGCGCCCGTACATCATAAACCCGAGCCCGGCGATCTTCTCGTCATCCAGGCACGAGCGGGCGGTGGGGTAGAAGCTCCACGTCGAGGGGTCGGTGATGTTCGCGACCGGGACCTTCGACGGCTTCTTGCCGGGCTCCTTCGCCGGGCGGATCGTCCAGACGGTCCACTTCTGCGCCTTCGCCATCCGCGGGTCCGCGGGCGGTGAGGTGCGAACGGTGGGCCTCACCTGGAGGTATTGCTTTGCAGAGGTGGGGGTGCTTACACTCGTCGCCAAGTCGCTCTCCTCGGTCACGCGGGGCGGGTGCTCTCAGGGCTCCAACACCGGGCAGGGTGTTGGAGCCCTTCCTCTTCTGGACTAGCGCATGGTGCCACCCCTCCCTCAGAGGCGGGGGCAGTCTACCACGCGCCTGCTCGAACGCTATGAACCCGGAGTCCTGGCACCCAAATGGGTACATGGCGCATCCGCGATCCGCCCGAGGATGCCGCACGTCGGGCACACCCCGAGGATCTCGCGCACCTGCCGGGCGAGGATGCACACCGCGTCCTGGCAGTTCGAGCGGGTGCAGGGCTCGCACGCCTTCGCCACCTTGGCGATCTTCACGAGCGCCGCGTCCCGCTCCCCGATGGCGTTGAGGGCGTTGTCGCGGGCCACGTCGCGCTCCTCCTTCGCCTTCACCACCTCGTTGCGCATCGCGTCGTAGGCCCGGCGGATGTCGGAGTACGGCACGAGCGCCTTGTCGAGGCCCTCCACCGCGCGCCGCCACTCCCCGTTGCTCACGAGATCCTCGGGGTTCGAGAGCGAGATGATGTTCTTGCAGGCGTTCACGAGCCTCGTGAGGTCTGCGACTGAGATCTTCTCCTGCGCCATGAACTCCTCCTCCTGCACCATCTCGACGGCGATGGTCTTGAGGGTGAACTGTACCACGTCCTCGGGCGGGATCGCTTCATCGGGGAACGGCATCCACCCGTAGCTACCATCCGGCCACGTTATCGGTTTGCGCCGAGCCACTTGTCGTACTCGGCCGTGAGGGCGGCGGCCATCTCCTCCTCCTCGCGGATCCTCGGCTGCGTGCGCGGGTCGATGTCCCCCTCGATGCGGACGTGCCACCCCTGCAACTGGAGCCACGCCCCGAACTCGTTCGCCACGTCGGTGCAGCCGATGAAGATCCGACACGCCACCGAGTCGCTCGATGCGATCACCATGTTGACGCGCATTAGAAGGGCACCTCCGCGCCCGCGCTCCCGTGCTCCTCGAACTCCGTGGGCTCCACCGCGTCCCGCACCGCGTCCCGCACCGCGTTCTTGTTGCCGAAGAGGCCCGGCCGCTCGGCCGCGGCGATGAGCGACGTGTAGTCCCAGACGTGCATCTTCGTCGGGACGAGCGAGCCGTGGTCGATCTTGCGGTGGCAGACGAAGCAGCACCACACCACCACGAACGGCTTCGAGTAGTCGGGGTGGTGCGCCTCGCTCCGCTCTTTCTCCGGGTGCCACGGGCACCGCTCGCGATGGATGCGACCGCCCGGGTTCGAGGGCGTGCGGACGTGCGAGCGGAACCGCTCCGCGACGCGATCCCTCTCCCGCCGGCTCCACCGCTTGCCGTCCTGTCGGGACCATCTATCGTTCATGGTTGAACCTCTTAGACCTAACGGGACGCCCCGTCAAGGGCGTCCCCTGTCCACGGTACACCTACTTGTCCACCCGGCTCACCTCGATGCTCGGGCCGTAGATCATCTTGAGGTAGCGGCACGAGAAGCAGTCCTTGTGGATCGTCCCCGTGGTGCGCGAGCGGATGGTGCGGCCCCCGCACGTCGAGCAGGTGCCGCCGTGCTTGTTGGGGTTGCGGTCGATGATGCGCGCCTTCGCCTTCACGTTGGCGTACTGGATCTTGAAGATCGCCATGACTAGAACCCGTTCCTCTCGGCCCACCACTCCGCGACCACGAGCATCCCCTCGCCACTCTTCTCCGAGTACACCTCCGAATTGTCGTGGATGACCGACTTAGGGATCCACACCTCCTGCTCGTCTTCGAGCCGCACGAGGATCGCCTTGTCGGTCTCCTGGATAACCCTCGCCTGCCCGAGGATGTGGCCTTCGTTGAACGTGGGGTTCACGGTAGCTCTCCTTTCGCTCGAACACGTTAGACGTGTTTGGGCGAACGGTCAAGCGACCGCTACCTGCAACGCCCCAAAATGGACGTGACGGTCGGCTAGATCTCCACCGCCCGCACGAGCCGGTCTTGCCCCTCGCCCTTCTCCTTGAGATGCATGAAGGCCGCGAGATCCGTGGCACCGGCGAGGAGGACGTGCGCCATGCAGAAGGGGGAGATCTGCCCGGGGCGCGAGAGCCGCCCGTTGAGTTGCTGCCAGAGTTCCCAGGAGGGCGGGATCGAGTACCACACGAGGTTGTGCCCGCCGAACTGGAGGTTGAGCCCGTGGCCCACCGAGGCCGGATGCGTGAGGAGAAGCTCGATCTCGCCCCTGTTCCACGCCTCTTCGTCTTCCTTCGACTTCAACTCCCGGGCCTGCGGGAAGCGTTCGAGGATCATCTCGCGCTCGGGCTTGTACCAATACCCGAGCATCGCCGGCTCGCCCTGGAGCCCCTCGACGAGTTCCTCCAGGGCATCGAGCTTGTGGTCGTGGATCCGCTCCCAGGTGTGGAGCACCGGGTCCGTGTAGACGAAGCCCGAGGTCATCTGCCGGATCTTTGCGGCGCGGGTGCCCGCCATGAGCGCCACGAGTTCCGTGCCCGAGGCCAACTGCACCTTGAGGTCGCGCGAGAGATCCTCGGAGAGCTTCTCCACGTCCTTCGGGAGCGGGATGTGGATCGGGTTGAGGCGAAGCTCCCACTTCGGCGCGTCGGCCGGGTCGAGCGAGAAGGCCCACGGCTTGATGCGCTCGAAGATCATCTCCTCGGCGCCGAAGTTCACCGCCCACCCCTTGACGTGCTCCGCGATCTCGTAGGCGGTGAAGTATTGCATATCGAACTGCACCTTCGAGGGCCCGAGCGGCTTCTCGCCGGCCACCGCGTACATCTCAGCCCAGATGTCCCGGAGGTGGTTGCCCCGCGGTGAAGCGGTGAGCCCGAACCGGATGTCGATCCCCTCGGTGCGCGTGCGAACTCGCTTGAACCGAGTCGAGCCCGCGTGCTTGAGCATCGAGAGTTCGTCGAACACGATGGCCCCGTACCGCTTCTCCATCTCCATGTAGAAGTGATCGCAGAGCCACTCGAAGAGGTTGTAGGAGATCACGTTCACGTCGGCCGGTAGGTCGAGGTACTCGACGCGCCGCTTGGGCGAGCCGTCGAGCGTGACCACCCGCACCCCCTGCGTGTGCTCCCAGGAGGCGGCCTCCTTCGTCCACACGCGCATCTCGGCCACGCGCGCCGGCACCACCACGAGGGTGCGGGGCATCCCGAGATCGACGAGGGCGGTGAGGGTCGAGCCGGTCTTACCGAGCCCGGTGGGCACGAAGGCGGCGGCCTGCTTCTTCTCGACGAGGGCCGGTACGAACTTCTCGGCCTGGAACCCGAAGAGCGAGGACCGCGGCCGGAGTTCCTGCGGCTTCTGCTTCGTAGATCTGCCGGATGTCTTCACGGCTCCGCGGGACATAGACGCGATCTCCTCGCCTCTCCAACTGCTCCGCGCGAATCTCCTGCGCCTTGCGGAGCCGGCCCGTCTCGGTCTTGAGTTCGAGCCAAAAGTGAAACCCACCGCCGGGGAGGATCTGTCGATCCGGCCAACCGTCCCTGCCCCACTTCGGAGCCGAATCCGGTCCCCACCGGCGGTGGGCTTCCTCTACCGCGAACTTCTCGACGCTCGCTTCGAGCGCGCCCACGCTAGTCCAGGACGGGCGCGGCGGCCTCGGCGGGCTTCGGCTCGGGCGCGGCGGTGCTCACCGGCGCCGGGGCGGCCTTGGCCTTGCGGACGCGCGGGGCCTTCGCCTTCGACGCCTGCTTGCGCGCGAGCGGGCCCTTCGCCTTCGGCGCGGCCTTCTTGGTGGCGGGCTTCGCGGCCTTCGCCTTGCGGGGCTTCGGCTCGGGCTTGTGGTCGCGGGCGTACTTCGTGGTCGCGTTGATCCGCGAGGCCGCGATGGGGAGCATGTACTCCACCGTCTCCGCGATGGTCTTGAACCCCTTCCGCTCCCGAAGCTGCGAGACGAACTTCTCGACGACGTGGGGGACGGTGATCTCGGTCTTCGCCATGACGTTCCTGTCCTTTCGTTACCGCAGGCCCTTCACCTTCTCGGTGACGTAGGCCATGAGATCCTCTTCGTTCTGCTTCGCTTCGAGGACGTTGAAGCGGGCGATGAGCCGCTGCAACGTGGTCATGCGGTGCCGGTGATCCGCCTCCACCTTGATGAGCACCCGCACCGCGTCGAGCGTCATCTTGGGCTGCACGAGGGTGCGGTTGAGGGTCGGCAGGTTGGCGAGGGTCTCCTCGGCCACCTGCTTCTCCTTCTCGCTCACCCTCACCTTGTCCAGATCGAGCGCCATTCGCTCCCTCCGATCCTGTCTAGTATGTCATCCTGGTTTGCCTGTCAAGATCACTTGCGATACCGACGCGAGACGAACACCTCGGCTTCGAGCGGAAGCCCCTCGGCCCACGGGGGCACATCCACCATAAGATCGTGGAACTGCTTCGCCTTCTCCTCTGCCCCTTCCTCGTCCTCCTCGGAAATCACCTCATCGTGGACCGTCCCGTTGAGGGCGAATCCGGCATCCCAGAGGTTGAGCATCCCGTTGGCGATCACGTCCCGCGCGAACGCTTGCGTCACGTTCTCCGCGATTTTCCCCCCGTAGGTCCGCACGTCGGTCCAGCCCTTCGAGAAGCGGTCCCGCCCGAAGTAGCGCGCGGCCGGGCCCTTCGGCGTGGAGATCACCGAGGGGGCCGCGTAGTAGAGTTTCCGGCCGGAGGGAAGCTCGATCCAGGCGTAGCTCACATCGCCGGCGCCGTCGAAGAAGCCCATCGAGATGTTGCGCGTGACGCGCACCCGCTCCCGCTTCGCGGCGATGACGTGGACGAAGCCCGAGTTGAGGCGCTCCCAGAACTTCACCACCTTCGGGCTCGCCTCGCGGTAGGCGTAGACGACCTTCTTGGCAAACTCCTCGGAGATCTGCACATCGTAGGTCTCATCGAGCATGAACTGGAAGCCGCCCGGCCCGAGCCCGTAGCCCGCGCCGAGGACTGCCTGCTTCCCCATGAACCGCTCGTCCTTCTGCTTCTTCGTCACCTCGCGCCCGTAGATCTTCGAGGCCATCGCGCAGTAGGGATCCCCGCCGGTGGCGAACACCTGCACCGTGTCGTTCTGCTCCGCGAGCCAGTTGAGGGAGCGGGCCTCGATCTGCGAGAGGTCGCCCACGATGAGCGTCTTGCCGGGCGGGGCGATGATGAACCCGCGGAGCGCGTTGGCGACCGTCGAGGTGACGGTGAGGGCGGGCTCGGGCGAGGGGCGAGCGCAGCCCACGAAGAGCGCCTCGATCCAATCCATGCCCCGCTCGATGGCGCGGAAGACGAGGAAGATCTCCAGCCCGGTGAACCCGCGGGGGAAGTTCTGCGGTTGAATGCCGTTCGCGCTCCACCGGGCGGTGCGCTCCGCGCCGCAGTAGACGAACGAGCCCCGGACCCGAGCGTCCGAGCACATCCGGTCGAGCATCGCGTCGAGCTTCGAGATGGAGGACTTCCCGAGCCCTTGGTAGATCTCCAGGATGCGCCGCACGTCGGGCGTGGTCGCCACGTCGCGGAGCGCCTTGCGGACGGTGCTCTTCCCCACGTCCGGGAGCCGGCACCGCGCCGCGAGCTTCACGTAGCTCTTGAGCTTGCAGCCCGCGAGCCGCTCGAACTCCTGGATCTGAGGAGCCGCGTCCGCTTCGAGGAGGGCCTTGGCCGGCGCGATCATCGCGCGGTCGATGAGGAGGCCCCGCTCATTCATCTCCATCGTCACCTGCCAGATCTTCCGCTCCCTCTCGTCGAGCGGGAGGAGCCGCTTGTACACCTCGCGCAGAAGCTCCACGTCCTGCTTGCAGCGGGCGTACAGGGCCTCGAAGCCCTCGGGCTTGGTCTCGGGCGTCCACCTCGTCGCCGGGTTGCCCTTGGTGGGGTTCCGCGGGCGGCACACCGAGTCGCCCTTGCGTGAGACGTTCGCCGCCTCCTTGGCCTCGGTGTCGAGCCCGAAGAAGACCGCCACCTCTTCGAGCTTGCGGGGCAGGGACATCCGCGCCGACATCGCGGCCGGGTCGATCCATTGCGTGGTGGGGATCTGGAACCCGATGACGTGCTCGAAGATCTCCTTCTCGAACTCGGAGTTCCAGGCCACGAAGGTGTAGCCGAGGCAGGCCGCGAGCTTCACGTCCTCGATGCTCTTGCCGCCCGGGGTCCAGAGATCCACCGGCTCGTCGCCCGTGGCGTGCGCGAGGCAGAGGGCCTCGGTGGTGGGGTCTTCCGCGTAGCGGTGCGCGCCCACCGCGCGGAGATCGGCCTCGGAGAAGGTCTCGAAGTCGCAGAAGAGAAGGCGATCCATGATGTCCTCGAAGAAAAAGGGCGGGGGCCCAAACTGCGCCCCCGCCCGCCGGCCCCACTCCCCTGCCGGAACTAGTCGAGGGCGCTCTCCTCCTCGCCGCCACCCTCCGCGCCGCCGGCCTCGCCGCCCTCCGCGTACTCCGCGAAGTCCTCGGCCGCGTCGATGCGCCCGTCGATCCGCTCGCCCTTCTCCCAGAGCATCACGTTGTTGAGGCCGAGCGCCACGCCCTTCACGCCCTTCTTCTCGAACGCGAAGACGCCCACCGAGGCCACGAACTTGCAGCCCGAGTACGCCTCGTCCTTGTCGGTGACGTGGACAAGGTGCCGGTTGACGATCTGCGGGCGGTTCTTGGACTTCGCCGCGACGAACCACATCCCGGCGAACTCCTTGCGGTCGGGCTTCTCCACGTCGCCGTCCCGGATCGGGAGCCCGAACTTGGGGAGCTTCGAGTAGTTGGGGCCCGCCTTCGTGACCGCGACCTTGTGGATCATCGCCTTGAGCGCCTCGAAGCTCTTCGCCTCGGGGCTCCCCGCCTTCATCTTCTTCGGGAAGAGCAGGGTGATCCCGTACTTGGGCTCCTGCCCCTCCTCGAAGGCGCGGGCCTCGAAGAGCCCGTTGGCGAACGCCCCGACCGCGGGGCCGATCTTGAGCTTCGTGTTCTCCTTGCCGTTCGTCTGAGCCATCTGTCTGTCTCCTTGCGGTTTGACTGTTTGCGTTTGACTGCTCGGATGCAACGGACTGAATCCTAGCGCCTCCTAACCGCCTCGTCAAGCGGGCGCTAGTCGATCTCGGGCTTCTCCTCCGCGGCCTCCAGGGCGGCCACGTCGGCGGCGGTGAACTCGGGCGGGAGCGCCGGCCTCGGGTCGTCGGCCTTGGCGAGCGTCGGCCTGCCCTCGGGCTTCCCCGCGTACTTCGAGAGGAGCCCCCGGGCCGCCTCCCGCGCGTCCTTCTTGGTGAGCTTCGTCTTCGACTTGCCGACGAGGATCTCGACGAGTTGCTCGCGGGCGTTCGCAGGAGAGACGAGGGACTTCTCCCACGGATCGACGCCCATCTTCTTGAGGGCAGCGGCGGTGCCCGGCTCGTCATCCTTCTTGAGCCACGCCTCCTTGGTGTCGCCCTTCACCCGCTTCCAGCCCGGGATCTCGGTGCCGAGTTCCATGAGCTTGATAGCGTGGTTGCGGATCGCCTTCGCGGCCGGTTCGAGCATCTCCAGCTTGAGCAGGAGGTCCGCGAGATCCTCGGGCGTGTACTCCATCACGTTCTCCGCGAACTCCCGCTGCGCGAGGGCCACCATCTCGCCCCGGAGCGCGGGGCACATCGCCTGCGCCTTGCAGTACGTGGCGCCGCACCACGGGCCCGGCACGAGCGGCCCGCCCTTGGCGGCGGTGGCGACCTTCGGGGTGATCTCCTGGAAGTAGTAGAGGAGATCCTGCGTGGAGTAAGTCTTCTCCTTCGGCTCGCCGCACTTCGGCTGGAGGATCACGAGCCGCACCCGCTCCACGGCCCCGAGCGCGAGGGCCGGGTGGGCACCGGCGCCCCGCGCGTAGAGAGCAAGCTGCGCGTTGGGCTTGCCTTCCTCCTCGATCTGCACCTCGTTGTAGCCGAACTTGAAGTCGAGGATGAGAAGCTCGCGCTCCGAACGGCCCACCACGTCGGAAGTGCCGAAGCAGTCTCCCTCCGGCAGGCCGAAGGACTTGCCGATCTCCACGCGCATCTCGGTGTGGATCGTGGCCCCGGTGGCGTCCTGGTAGTCCTGGACGAACTCCACGCACGGCCGGCAGAGCCGGAGCATCTCCTCGGTGATGGTCACCCCGTTCGACGCCTTGTCACCGGCCGCCGGCCAGGGCTTCCCGTTGAGCACCTGCTCGCAGATCTCGTGGCAGGCGGTGCCCTCGTCCGCGTACTCCGACCCGATGTCCACCGCGTTCTCGCAGAGGGCCACCGAGCCGGGGCAGTTGAGCCACCGCTTCGCCGCGGAGGGCTGGAGCTTGGCGTGGGCGCTAGGCATTGGAGAGAGCCTCGTGGAGCGCGGCGTACTTCGCCGGGGCGACGTTCGAGATCTTCGCGTCCTTGCCCTTCTCGATGAACTTGGCGAGAAGCTCGCGGAACGCGGGATCCCCGTACTGCTTCACGAACGCGCCGCCCACCTTCTGGATGTCCTCCTTGGTGATCGAGGGCTCGCCGGCCGGCGCCGCCTCGTCCTTGGCCTTCTGCGCCGCGTTGGCCTTCGCCACCTCGGCCTTCATCTGGAGCCGGTCCTGCATCTCCTTGTAGACCGCCGCGTACTTCGCCTCGGGGATGTTCGAGACCTTGCGCGAGCCGCCCTTCGCCTCGTTGACCGCGAGCGCCTCGTTCATGCCGAACGCCTCCGCGAACTCGGAGATCTTCTCGCGGAGCATCTCGACGGTGATCTTCTCCTCCTTCTTCGGCTCGGGCTTCTTCTCGGGCTCGGGCTTGGCCTCCTCCTTCTTCGGCTCGGGCTTGGTCTCACCAACCTCCTTGGCGAGCTTCTCCTTGATCCGCATGACGCGGTTGTAGGCGGGGGCGTGGCAGGCGCGGATCACGTCCGCGATGGTGGCCTTCGGGTTCTCCCGGAGGAACTTCTCCACCACCTCGTCGGTCGGGCCGGGGTTGCTGCTCGTCACGGTCTTCTCCGCGGTGAGGGCCTCGTGGATCTCGGTGAGCTTGGCGAGGATGGCCTCGCCCGACTCGGTGAGGGTGTTGTGGATGTCGGTGAGGATCGCCTCGACGCTCGGGCGGGACGGCTCGGGGGCTGCGGTCTGCTTCTTCGTCGCCATGATCGCTTCTCCTTCGTTTGGAAAAGGGGCCCGGCCCGATGCCGGGCCCCGGGGTTGCGGAGCTACTTCTCGGCGCACACCGGGCCGAGGCCGCGGGCGATGGACTCGGGATCGGTGAGGAGGTGACCACACCGCCCGCACCGGCCGGCGTGCCAGAACTCGGCCTGCGAGAGGAGGTCGATCTCGTTGCCCGCGTTGAGCCTGCGGAGGAACCACGAGAACACGGAGCCGGCCTCCTCGCCCCACCCGTCGTGGTTGAGCTTGAACCCGATCCCCTGCCGCCCGGTGTACATGAACCCGAGGTAGCGGTAATCGGAGGTGTTCTCGGGGCCGGTGAGGAGCCGCACCACGTAGCCGGGCTTGTCGAACCCGGGCTTCGGGGGCACCTGGACCGCCTCGAAGGTCTTCCGCGCGCCGGTCTTCTTCGACACGAGCGTGAAGATCGCGTTGCCGGCGAGGATGAAGTTGCCGATGTCCTGGAGGCGGGTGAGGGCGGCGGGCGTCGTCATGGTGGGGTGCTCCGTTAGGTCGTTTGTGTTTGTCTGCTTGACTGCTTAACTGGAGAGAGCTTAGTCTCCTGCTCGAACGCTGTCAACAAGGAGTTCCAACCGTGACCACCCTGACGAAAGACCAGGAGATCGCTTCCGAGCAGATCTCCAACTTCCTCAACAATCCCGCTGCAACTTCCTTCCTCCTGGAGGGAGGCGCCGGAGTCGGCAAGACCTTCCTCCTCGGGCAGCTTCTCCAGGGGATCGACACCTACTCCATCCGCGCCGTCGCGGCCCCCACGCATAAGGCGATCAACGTCCTCCGCAAGAAGCTCGACGGCTTCGGGGTCGAGTGGTGCCAGGGCTTCGACGACTACTCGTTCAACGGCACCGACGTGATCACCGGCACCACCGCGCAACTTCTCGGCATCGCGCCCGTCATCCTCGAAGAGCAGGATACCGAGGTGAAGTTTGGCAAGACGGGCAAGGGGATCCTCTCGAAGGTGATGCCAAGGATCGTCATCATCGACGAGGCGTCCATGCTCGGGTGGCGCGACTTCAAGGCGCTCCACGATTCGCTCAAGCAGGCCGGCTCGAAGCTCCTCGCGGTCGGGGATGCCGGGCAGCTTCCGCCCGTAAAGCAGGAGGCGATCCCCTTCAAGAACTTCAAGTACACCGCTGCGCTCCGGCAGATCGTAAGGCAGGCCGAGGGCTCGAAGATCATCACCCTGGCATGGGCCATCCGCGAAGGGAAGGAGTGGTCGGGGATCGAGGGCTCGGGCGTGCGCCGCACCGACCACCTCAAGGACGAGTTCGTGGCCGCGGTCCAGGCGCCGGGCGAGCGGCCCGAGGAGGACCGCGAGGTCTTCATCGCGTACCGCAACTCGCGCGTGAACGAGGTGCAGGATCTCGCGTGCCGGAAGTTGTACGGGCACGGGCGCAAGGCGTTCGCCCGCGGTGAGCTTGTGCTCTCCGAGGGGAACCTCTACCGCGACAAGGTGTTGCTCTGCTCGAACCAGGACGAACTCATCGTCGATCACTTCCGCGATGAAGAGCGTGATCCGCAGAGAGGCGTCCCCGTCGTCCTGCACCGGCGCGGTGACCGCGGCACCTTCATGGCGCACTACCTCTCGCCCGAGGAGAAGAAGGACAAGACGCACCCGTACAACGTCGAACTCGCGGAGCGGCTCGGGAAGGCGCAGAAGCTCGAAGAGGAGAAGCGGAAGATGCCGCGCTCGGATCTCCGCTGGAGCGACATCGACAAGCGGCGCCGGCAGGCGTGGCGCGACTTCTTCGAGTGGCGGGACTCGACCATCATCTCCTTCCGCCACCCCTTCGCGATCACCTCGCACAAGTCGCAGGGCTCCACCTACCGGCTCGTGTTCGCGGACGTGGCGGATCTCGGCAAGTTCTCGATGCAGGCCCTCTACGTGGCCGTCACCCGCCCGCGCGAGGAACTCGTCCTCGCCCGCGTCGCCTAACGGGAACGAAGGCCCGCGCCTTATAAGCGCGTGATCCGGGTTCGAGACCCGGCGCGGGTACACGAAGGGCCCGAGGGGTGATCTCCTCGGGCCCTTCGCTTCCTTCCCCTCGGCTAGAGGAGCCCGTAGCCGATGAGCTTCCAGCGGAGCGAGGACGCCTCGAAGGCGATCTCACACCACGCGGCGGTGTTCGCCGGCATGACCTTGATCGCCACCCCGTCCGTGACGGTGAGCGTGAAGGCGCCGAGCCCCGACCGCACGATGCGGAAGATGTCGCCCCGCTTCGCGTCCTTGCTCACCGTCACCGTGCGGTTGGCGGTGAGGGCGGTCTCGAACATCTGGACCGTGTGGTTCTTTCCTGCGACGAGCGCCACGTCGGCGTCCCCCTTGTCGGTCGAGGGAACCAGCGGGTTGATCTCGTCACCGACTCCGATGATCTGCCTTCTCATGTGACTCCTCCTTCTCACCGCAGAAGTTTACGGGGGCGGTGGCCCCGGTCGAGAGTTTACCTGCCCCAACACATGAGAGAGCAGGCAGCGGCGCCGGCCGCGGGGATGTTGAACGCCACGTAGCGGGGGATGGTGATCGGGAAAGGAATCACCGCGCTCCCGTTGCCCACCGCCCCCGTTCCGAGGACGAGCCACTCGGATGCCGCCGCCGCGATACTCCTCGCCTGCGCGGCGAAGAGGAGCGTGGTGCCGTCATCCGCGTACACCTTGACGTTGGTGATGCGGGCGACTGCCCCGGCGGTATTGTTGATCCAGCAAGTGATCTCGCGGATGCCGGAGACATCGAGCGTCGGGCTACTGATGACCGCCCCGGCCGCGACCGTCCCCGAGTTGTAGAGGATCATCCCCTTCGACGTGGAGCGGAGCGCGTAGGTGTCGGTCGTACCGTTTGGGCGGAACACCTCCACCGGGCCGACGAGCCCCTGGGTGACCGGATCCCGGCCGACGATGGTATCCGCGGCGAACGCGGGGGTGGCGATGGTGAGGCAGAGGACGACTGCGAAGAGCTTCTTCATGTGCGATCTCCTTTCGTAGGTTTACTGCCCGATGCAGGTGTAGCTCACCGTCTCGTTGCCGCCGAGGACCGCTCCAGCGTCCACGGTCAACTGCGTTGCGGTGCTCGTCGCCTTGTACGCCCGGTTCGCGGTGGACCCCGTGATCGTACAGGCTGGCGCCGCGTTGAACTTCTTGAGCGAGATGTCCACCGCCGCGGTCTGCGCTCCGTTCAGAACGGTCGCGGATCCCCACGCGAACTTGAGAAACCCGATGTCCATCTTCCACAACTGCACATTCTTGATGAGGACATCGGTGGTCTCGGTATTGAGGGAGGTGATGCCCACCGGGTAGACCGCGATCTGCGTGCATCCCGCCGGAACGGTGAACGTCGTCTCGACGGTGGTGTACGAGGAGCCGTTGATCCGCGAGAAGTACGAAGTCTGAGGGACGATCATCGCTTGATGCGTCACGTCCCACACCATGTACTTCGCCGCGTTGCCCCCGTTCTCCTTCGCCTCGAACGAGAAGGAGAAGTTCTCCCCCGCGTTCACGTTCTCGGCTTGGTAGATGGTCCCCATCGCGCCGGTTGCCACCTGGATGCGATCCGCGATCCCGTCCACGTCCGCGGTGACGGTCACC